ACAGAAGAAGCACTGCCAGAAGCGCAAGTCCCAGCAGGATTCCCAGTATGATCAATATAAACTTTATGAGGATCCACAGTATATGTAACATGCGCTCACCTGTTCTTAAAATATTCTTTTACCTGAAATGCACCTGTCTCCCCGTAAATATTCTTCACAATATCTACTGCCAGATCAATGGCTTCGTCTTTTCCCTTCGCCATACCAACAATCTCAGGACATCTGGCATAATAGCTCTTCTGGATCAGCATGTAGGACGGTACAATTTCAAGAAGATTTCCCGGATTCTCAGACAATGTGACCAGATAAACACCAAAAGCCACCCTGCCTGCGTCAATCCTCCTCCGTGCTTTTGCCGCGTCTTTGATTACAAGCCCCTTTTGCTCAAAGTACCGATAACACCAGCTGCGCCCGTCCTCGTCGACTGCCCACCAGCAGCAAGCGAACATATCAAAGCCGTAGTCGAAACTGCGGTATCTCGGCCAATGCGCCGGGATTGCAAATGGCGGCAGTGTGTGTGTCGCCAGCGAGAAGTTTTTGAAATAGCTGCCCGACAGCGCGTTCCAGTCGCCGTACCTGAAGGCCATCACCTGATCTTCCGGCATCTGAGCGAGCTGCTTTTTATACATCGGTGAGGAATTAATTAGCCAAGGGTTATCATCAACTGTTGCCGGGATGAATGTATAATCGTCAGGGTTTTCGTTCTTTTCGGGGTCTTTGTCGTCGGTAATATATTTCCGGTCGATGAAGAGCCTCTTCACCCATCTGTGGCCAACGCCGCCGGGGTTGCAGCTCAGATAAAACCTTTTTGGGAAACTGTTCGTGCCTCGAATACAGCCTTGCAGATACTGAAAAGCACGCTCTGTTATCTGCGTCGCCTCGTCAATGAAGATGCAGTCATACTCAACGCCCTGGTACTCGTTCTCTGCGCTGTCGCCGTCGTAATGCCCAAACTTGATGATTGAGCCGTTGTCGAAGGTCATCAAATGGCTTGTGCCGTTATAGGCGTACATTTCCTGCGGCACCCATTTAAGGATCGGCCGCACGAGGTTTTCTTCCAATTCGGGGTAATGGCAACGGATCATCAGGATTCGTATTCCCGGATATCTCAGGCACATCCCGACAGCTTTAAGCCGCATAACATGAGATTTGCCGCCGCCCTTTGCGCCGCCGTAGCAGATAAAGAACGATGACGCGCTCATAAACATCCGCTGCGGTTCGCTGATCTCGCCAAAGTCGAGCGTTATTGTTTTTTTCGTGCTGGTTTTTACAGCCCGCTTTTTCGCCATGTTTCCCCCAAAATGCAAAACGAGCCATAACCCAGAGAAGAACTCGTTCCCTGGACTATGGCTCATGGCCTTTTCCGACGCGCGGGGTCATGCCCTCACAAAGGCGCGTACATATTTCGTTGTGGTTGCAGGAGTCGGACTCGAACCGACGTGTCTGGGTTATGAGCCCAGTGAGCTTGCCGCTGCTCTACCCTGCAATATATCGGGGAGGCGTGGCTGAACCTCCCCTTTGTAGCTCCGGCACGGGAAGGAGATACCCAACCGGAGGCATACATCAAACCTCAAATCTTACTGGGAAATGACACTCTTTGCTGTCACAAACAACCTCGATTTTCGTTGCTGATCCACCAAGATACGCCTTTCCCAACAGTCTCCTGCATTTGGGGCACAGAAGTAAACCATCTTCTACCAAAGCTGTCCGCGGGGTTCTGATATTTTTTCTGGCCTTGCTCAAAATACGTGCCCCCTTGTTTTTCCGGTACCCCCAAGTTGTGGAAGTCGTCTCAAGTGTCTGGAAATTGTAATTATATATATATTCAGGTGTGCGTCTCTTTTTCCGCTACCCCGTTGGGGGAGGATCAACCCCGGAACGGCTACGCAAGGAGCAGCGCCCAGGCCACCCGCGCCGGGGATAATTGCACCCAGGCGGGGACGGAGACGGCTAATTGACTACGATATGTAATCACTTGCACAGAATGGCAGCTGAAACTATACACATTCGCCGCTTTGTATATCAATTTGGTTCGCATAATATGTATTGAGCGAACTTCACAGGCTTTCATCTGTCGGCGCAAGGATAACACGGTATACTCTACGTTGTCAATAGCTCTAAACGCGTTGTAGTGAATAGAATCCCGGAAACCTGCGCGCGCGAAGACAAGCCATAGAATATATAACTTTAAGCCATAGATATAAGGGATATTATAATATATACGGGGATTTGCGGTAACGTCTTTATAGCTATAGGAGATATTATAATACTAAGTGGCTGAGGCCGGGAAGAATACGTATAGTTATTATATATACTACGAGTATAGAGAACGAACTCAGAGAATTAAAGGGAATGGGAGAATTTGCGAGTTAACAGAGTATTAAAGAGATTTAAAGAGATTTTAAGACATCGAAAAAGGGCATAAAAAAAGACGGGGAATTTCTCCCCGTCTAAATAGTGTTGTTTAATCAGTCTTCGAGCGACTTTTGAAGATTATCAAGGATCTTTTTCATCTTCTCGGTGCGCTTCTTCTCGTCCTGTTCGGTTTCTGCATCTTTAAGAGCGTCGAGAACGAACCTTAAAAACGCTTTAAACTGACTGTCAGTCTGTCCCATTGTTTCACCCCCTTTTCATATATTCCCGGCAGCAGCTCAAAACAAATGCCTGTACACTCTGCCCGGCCTCGGCGGCTGCTTGCCTGATCTGCTGGCCGTCCTCTTTCGGCAGTCTAAGCATTATATTGTCGCGCGTTGCCTGATACCTTTTTACTGCGGCTTTCTCCGCTTCTGTACTCACGGCCTCACCTCCACGGCTTTATTATAACCGATGTGCCGATGTGAGTAAACTCAAAAAATGCACAGAAATATGAGTTAACTTTTGTGCAACCTGTCAGCTTGACATGTGAGTTAACTCAGAGTATCATAAAGGCACATCGACCGAGGACGACAGGCTCAGAGATAAGGAGACAAGAAACATGAAATACTTCACCAACATTAAGACCCTTGACGATCTCAAGAAAGAATATAGACGGCTTGTGATGCTGAACCATCCCGACAGGGGCGGCGATCTTGAGACGATGAAGATCATCAATCTTGAGTATGAGCAGAAGCACGAAGAGTTGAAGCACGCTTGGAACAGCACCCACGGTGAAGATCAGCAGTGCACCGAAGCCCCGGAAGAGTTCCGCGAGATTCTGGAAAAGCTGCTGAAGCTTGACGGGCTGGAAATAGAGCTGTGCGGCTGCTGGCTCTGGATCGGCGGCAATACCAGAGAGCACAAAGAAGAGTTGAAAGCCGCCGGTTGCCGTTGGAGTAACAACAAGAAGATGTGGTACTGGCACCACATCGAAGAGGGCAGCAAGTGGCACCGCGGCAAGCGCACAATGTCGGAGATTCGCACGAAGTACGGCTCTCAGGTATTCACCGCTGACGGTGAAACTACGGGTTACACAAGAATAGGGACGACGGCATAAGCCGCGCCCCACCGATTGAAAGGAGATTTGAGAAATGAAGTTCCATTGCATAATCAAGAATAAGCGCACAGGACAGTGCGATGCGCTCATAACCTTTGCCCCGCTTGCGGCTGGTTCAATCATCAAATGGGGCGCAGACGACAACAACCCGGACGGGCTCGCCGTTTGGATCGTCATTGACTGTTTCGCTGCATAATATACAACCCGCCCCGGAGGTCACGAGGGTAGAAAGGAGAATATCATGTGGAACGCTGTTGCGGAGTATGCGGACGGGACGAGAATTGAAGAAAACTTCTTTTACAACGAAGATGGAAACTATTGTGCAGAGTGTGAGCGGCAATACGAGCTTGAGGAGTGGCTGCTTGGCCAGCACGAAGATTGCATTTTTTACAGCGTGTGCTACGTAGAAGATTAAATAATCAAGCCGAAGGGCGGCTAAACCGCCCAGAAAGGGAAACCATGAGTTACATAGACGAATTATTCACCCGCTACGGTAATCCGAGCGAAGAAGCAGATATAAAAATCTGGGGATGGTTGAAGCGCCCGGACACCTGCGCCAGCTTCGACGATGTGCGCAGCTATGACGACAAAGCCGCCCGGTTAATTGCAGATTGCAAGCACTTGATCGCTCAGCTCATAGAGTACCGGCAGGATTTAGCCGCCAGATACAACGCGCTTGCCACTATGCCGAGTAAAGACAGCGTCAAACTTGAGCGCTACAACGGTTACAACGGCATAACATACTACATCCGGCATTTCACAGAGTATGAGGACGGAACAAAGGTTGAAACGGCAACAGAGAGTTTCCCCGGCAAGGAGAGACACGCGGCAATAAAGCGCTTCGAGGAATTGAAGAAAGCGCGCCCCGGCATTGAATACATCAAGGACATAAAGAAAAAATCATGGGAAAGGTGAGTCGGTACTACTCCGGCTCACTTGCTTTTTGTGCAAAAGTCTGTTATTATCTGGGCGGTGATGCCGGTTGAATAATGCACAGCGCAACAGAGACATTGAAAGATTTTTGCAGGCGCCGTTTCCGCCTTGGCTCATTGACGGTGCCATATCGCAAGCCAACTTAACAGCGCGAGAAGCTGACGCCGTAAGGCTTTGCGGTCGTCAAGACCTCACGCGCGAAAAAGCCGCCGAAGTCCTCGACGTCTCCCGGAACGGCCTGCAAAATTGGTATGATTCCGGCATGGGTAAATTATATTCCGCTTGGTCTGGCCAACCTTGGTATGAAAGACTCAAGCAATAAAGTTGTGTAAATATTGTGCGTCTGATTGATTTTATCAGGCGCACTTTTTTTGTACGCTCTTGTCAGAAAGTCTGGAGCGCTACGGACGAACAAAATTTTAATGACAGGAGGAAAACATGGAATACGCAAGTAAAGCCACTGGCGACGCCGGTCTTACTACCGGCATAATCGGCACCGCGCTTGGTGCTCTCAACTCTGGCCTTTTCAATGGCGGTCTCGGCGGTCTCTTCGGCGGCGGTAACGCTGCGGCTGATCTTTCCGGTATGGCCGCGGGCGCAGCTCTCGCCGCTGCTCTCGGAGCGGGCGGACGTTGCAGCGAGGACAAGTCCGTCAGCCGCTACGAGCTCGGTCTCGTCCAGGAAAACGCCATTCTCAAGGCGCAGTCTGACGTTGATAAGAAGCTCGTTGACGTGTACAACAGCATCAACGGCCAGGTCGGGGCGCTGAAGGATCGCTTCAACGACTTCGAGAAACAGCAGCTCGTTTACAACGGCGTCAATAACGCCGCTGTCAGCGTGCTTCAGTCTCAGGTCGCGGCTCTCATGGGTCTTACTAAGACCGTCATTCCTAACGGGAACGTCTGCCCCGGCTGGGGTGACGTCAAGGTTCAGATCGTGACGCCCGCCGCCGGTGCGACCACCTAAGCCATAGCAAACCGGGGGAGGCGTACGCCTCCCCTGCTGTAATGAAAGGATTTGAAACATGGTCAGTATAGACAGAGTCCAAGCCGGGGTTGCCCGGTATCTTGATACAGAGATCATCGCAAAGATGTCCGGCGTAAATAAATGGCTGGTTGCGGCTGCGGCGTCGGCTTACGTCTCAGACGCTCCGGAACTGCTCCGGAAGCTGAGCAAAAACAAAGCCTTTGCCGCGCTGAATCTTATCGACGAAGCCGGTAACGTTGATATCGACAAGGTGTACCAGCACTTGAAGCCGATAGCGGCGAAATGCTCCGCACCTATCACGTTGCCCGTTGTGGGCACTCTGACGTTTACGGAGCAGGATGTAGACAGTTTATATACCCACATCATGCAAAGTTGATTGTGGGCGATTCTGAGAGGTTAAACACATGAATAAAGAGTATATCACCGACTACAAAGCGCGTCTTGAAAAGGGATTAGCCGAATTTATGGAGCTGCCCATCACCGAGCGCTCCGCTGAGGCGGTAAAGAGTATGATTGAATGCCTGGACGCTGTCGAGCATCTGGAGCACTGCGGACATCATGCCGAAGCGCTGACACACGAAGATGTCATGCACTGGTACGCCAAGATGCAGAACGATGACGGCACGACCGGCGGGCACTGGACAGTTGACCAGACAAACGCCGTTGCCGCCGCACTCGGCGTGAAGTTCGAGCACATATCCGAATGGTGTTGGAATGCCGCCATGAACATGATGTTCTCGGACTACTACAACACTGCCATGAAATTCGGCGTAGCTACTCCGGAATTTTTCGGAGAGCTTGCAAAAGAATTTCTGTTCGATAAGGACGGCCCCGATCCGAAAGAAAAACTTTCGGCGTACTATCACAGCATAGTTGCGCGTTCGTAAATCCGTTCGTAAAATTGCACCTTAATTCCCCGATAGAACTATCAGAAATGAGATAAATATATCGTGATTCCGATAGCGTCAAAATCCCGTAAACCATTGAAATATAAAGAAAATCCCGTAGTCTCAATGACTACGGGATTTCTGGTTAGATGGTGGACGATACAAGACTCGAACTTGTGACACAAAGCACAAACCCATTGAAAAATCAGGGATATTTTCACTCGTTCGTAAATTCGTTCGTAAATTCTCCGTTTATGATCTTCGTGAAACGTTCGTCGACTTTCTTGTCTGCCTCTTTCCGGCTCGCTGTAAATGCGTGGGTGTAGGTTTGCTTCATGGTGTAGTCTGTCTTCCAGCCGCCGCGTTCCTGCGCTACTGGGGTAGGAATATTGAGGTCTGCCATGAGTGATGCGTTAACGTGTCGGAGGGCATGAAAGTTCATCGGAGGGAGTCCGGCCTTTTCCATGCACTTATGAAAGCGCGCGTTGACTGCCCGGCTTGTCCTCGGCTCTATAACATCCCCGCTGACCTTGTTAATCAGTCCTTGAATATACGGGGGAATGTCCAAGACGCGCGGGCGCTCCTCTTCCTTTGCACCCTCTTTGCGGACAGGCTTGCCCTTTACATCAACGACCGTCTCGACAATGTACAGCTGCCCGTTTCTTACAGACTTAGACTTGGTTAAGCCGCGTATCTCGGAGATAGACAGAGAGAGCCACATAGCCAACAGGCACGGCAATTCTATATCCGTCCCTGCTATGGCGGGGAATATTTGTTCTGGCGGCAGTATCGTCTTGAATTTACGCTGTACCTCTGCTTTCTTAACTGTCACTCTGGGAGCGCCGTTAGAATATGCGTTCACGACTGTAAGCACCAGATTCAGAGCGTCGTTTACTGTTTTCGGCGAGAGCGTGCCACCCTTGCGTGATTTTTTCGCAAGCTCTTTTTGCTTTGCTTCGTTCAGCTTTTCTTCCGTAACTGCGCTCAAGCGCAACTGCATAAGGCTTTCAAACCGTTTGTCGCGGATGTATTCGTACTGTTCTTTGCTCCGCGCTTTAAGTTCGCTTGAGTGCTGGGTGATATATTTGGTGATCGCGTCAGCAACAGTTATGTCCTCTGGCTTTTTCCTCGCCTCAAGGAAACCGGCGCGTATGGCCTTGGCCTTGATGATGCACTCCTCGGCGGTGTCCTCTGTCGTGCTCCATCCCTCGGCTTTCAGCTCGATGTTCCACTTGCCGGACTTGAGCTGCCGGGGCTTGGGGACTTTTATTTCGTCCTTCTTCTTCCGTTCACGAAGCTGCTTTTCGCCGCACCAACAGCAAAATATTGAGTTGTCGGGTATGTCCCTCTTGCAAATTTTACACTTCATAAGATTCTCCGAAAGCAAAAAGCGCCGGATGTCTCCGACGCTTTTACGTGGTCTCAGGCAGGGCGGCGTGTCCTGCATCTCAGGTTCCTGTAAACAGGAGTGTCGGGAGCCTTTCCGACCTCTGAAACCACTTGTATAGAATATACTTCTTACACTTAAAATATACTATTTCTCACATTAAAAGTCAAGTGGTTTTAAGCGTCCGCTTTTTATTCTGTTTTCAAACTTGGCGTTGCTGATGGCATAGACGCTGGCAACATAAAGATAGCCTTTCTTTTTATCCAGCTTGACACACACCATTTCATTTTTTGCCAGGCACTTCACCAGTTCTACACTGTCAGGCTTTTTGGGATGACGCCCTATGTACTCCGGTTCTGCGATGATTAACGCGACATCTTCCAGCAAGTCTATTTCTGTCGGGTGATGTTTCTCGACGTGCACTCTTAAACCTGCTGACTGATATATGTTTCCGCACGGCAAACTCTGTCCTGTCATCAGGTTAAAAAGCTCTATATATTTCCCTACAATCTCCATCATGTTAAGATACCGCTAAATTCTTTCTTATTCAGTTCGTCATAATGCATAGAAATGTGAGTTTCGCCTTGCTTTTTCATAACAACAGCAGTAATATATATATATATATATATATAGGGTAATAAAAATATTGATAAAGAGATAATGCGGCGCATCACGCGGAAAGGTCGTTTTAAATGATATGTACCCCAAGGCTCGGCGGGCATGATAAGCCCCCTCCGACTTCGCAGCTCAGACAGCGTGCAACAATGCTCGTGTTCCAAGCGTCAGACGCAGAACTCGATCTAATCATCGACTATGCACAGCGTGTACTTAACGTCCAAGCAGTTTCAATAGCGCGTCCAACTGTTCGTCGTTCATTGCCTCAATAAGATTTAGCGCCCTGCGCCGCTTTGCATCCAGCCCATCACCGTTTTCGGTGGTGGGCTTCTTTTTTTCGTCGCTGTTGCCTATTAAGTATTCAGGCGTAGTGCCAAGGGCAGACGCGAACGTCTCAACAACCGATTCCGGTATGTCAATGTTGTACTTCTTCGCGTCTCTCAAATAATATCTCGACTTGTCAGCAATCCGGCACAAATGGCTTTTGGTTATTCCGGTTTCTGCAACAAGTGCGTCAAATCTGTCAAAATTGATGTGCATGATACTTTCCTCTCTCGGGTGAGCCTGTTCGGCGATTCTTAGTTATAAAGTGCCCTATAATATTCTATCAAGTTATTTACTGAATCTTGCGTAGTGACTTTTTCCGAAATGATTTTCTCAGATATCTCGTCTAAATTATCCGCTGGTAAGTAATCTTTTATAGCGTCGTACACGCTGCAAAAATAAATCGCAGTCACCGGGCAATCATAACCCATCTCATGCGCGTAGTAGCCTACAATATAGCCGCCCTGCGCCGCCCACTCTATGTATGCAGTCTTTTGGTATAGTTCTTGTTTCACGTCTTTGAGTTGCTCTTCGGCGCGGGCGTCAGCTTCAGCGTCTATGTAGTTTTCAAGTGCAGTTTGCCCATACGTGAAACCCTTATACCCCGCATAGACGAGTATCAAGACGATTAAGATTATAGAAATTGCTTTCCAAGAAATTAACGGCCTGTCTTTTTCTTCCATTTTGTTTCTCCTCAATCCCAATAGTATTCATTAAGCTCTGAATATACGTTCTCAAATAGCCAACTATAGTAAGCCATGAAATCATCATATGACGTTCCGATTTCCTCCGCGAAATCCTCCGGTGGAACAAAATATGAATACACTTCGTCCACTGTACGGCTTAATTCATCTTCGTATTCTTCCCTTGCCCATTCGTATTCCGTTGAAGCTTCGTTGTAGCCGTCAGTCTTGCCGTTTTCGTATCCGTTGTCATACCCATCTTCAAACCCATAGTCATAATCTCCGCTACACGCAGAGAATAGCAGCGCTATTGTTGCCATAGTCAGTGTTAAAAATCTTTTCATAACCCATAGCCCCCATATAAATTTGCACAGTTTTCGGGCTGTGCATTTGTTTATTCTTCCAATTCTCAAAAACGTGGGTATTTAAGCTTGCAATAACCATATTTGTGAGATATAATCTAATCGTCCTCGGTGGTCGGGAGAGTCCCGATATATCTGGTGAACCCTGTCGGCGGTGCTTTCACCGACAAAGCCCAACCATTATTTCTCCCGGTGCGGATATAGCTTGCCTGTCAGATGGGTGTCTCGTATAGGCAAGCGCGTCAAAGCACAACGCATAAATCCCTGTGTTCTCACTCGCAGTTATGGTTTCTGCATATCCACGCATTGAACAGCCGGATGGGTGTCTCCGGCTCCGGGTACGGGAGTTTTTATGGCAGCCCCAAGCATTGATGAAACCATCTCGCCCGTAGGCTCCACCCCCTTTCAAGACCGCAAGCGGTCGGGATAACTGATTACCGAGGACAACCCCATTTAGGAGAACAGTCTATGAAGAAGATTGCAAAGGAAATTGAATATTTCCGTGAAGTGCTCAACGAGAAGCGTTGCGCCGATCGTAATGAACGTCTTTATTATTTCAAATCTATAATTGAGTTTTCTCTCGGCGTTCTTCTCGGCCATTTCCTCGGCCTTTTTCTTTTCTGACTGAGCCTTGGCAAATTTGAAACAAGCACCGCCGGGAGACAGAGCGGCTTGCGTCGCTCCGTCCGGTTCAACTGAACAGCTCTTTAGCAGTGCGGTTCAGCTTTACAACCCAGTGTCCATGACAGTATCTGAGACGTGCCATAGGACGGTTAAGGTTGAATATCTTGAACATCCCGTTACCTCCTTAATAAGAATAGCCGTTTATCTCATTAAGGCGTAACCGCGATGTCTCCCGGCAGTGTTTGCATAGGTCAGCGGATAGACTTCCCCCGCTGACACATCCCCGCCCCGGCGAACCGGGGCAAGCATGAGCCGTGGGATGTGCTATTTGATTGGTGGCACTTTCAAATTATCACGTCCCGGCTCATGTGTCAATAATAAATCTCACAATTACGAGAAAGGAGGAGCATGAGCAACAGAACCGCTAAGACAGGATCAGCCGTTTCCACCCGGCAAGCGGCTGCGTTCAAGGCAAAGCGTAAAGCCGCCGGGTATTCTCAAGAAGAAGTAGCCGCTACGTTCGGTATCTCGCATACAACGGTTTGCGGTTGGGAAAAGGGCAAGTGGCTGCCCCGGCTTGAGACCATCGCCAGACTTGCAGAACTCTACGGATGCAAAGTCGACGATCTGCTTGACCCCCATGCGTAGACATCCGGCGTCGGTCATACCGCAGAAGCGCATCTTTGAATGCTCCGCCTGTGGTTGCCGTTCACCCGCTACAAAATGGCGCGGTCAGACGCACCCCGGCCATGTAAAGACAATGTACTGCTACAAGTGCCGGAAAGAAACAGACCACATTCAGGTTGAATGAAAGGAGAGACCGCAATGTCCCGCGTGAAACTCGGCAAGCCCCCGGCAGATGATGTTATGGGGCTGTTCCTTGAACGCAAGCGAGCTCTTAAATTGACTAATGCCGATATGGCAAAGTATCTCGGATGCAGCAGTGCCAAGTTTTCAAGGCTGCTGGACACGAATACCGTCAATTGGAAGCTCTGCGACATATTCAAGCTCGCAAAGGCTCTCGGCATTGAGAAAGAAAAAATCAGGGCTGCGATATGAGCCCATGCAAAAACTGTGAGCTGCGCCGCATCGGTTGTCATGCAGACTGCCCGGCGGGCAAAGCGCAGGAACGCGAGAACGCAGCTAAAAGAGAGCATCTGCGAAACCACAATTATTCAAGCGCCGAGGATTTCCTATACCGGAGCGCTGAGAAAAGGAGAAGAAAGTAATGGATAGTGTATTAGGCTGGCTGACGGTCACTGCCGGGGTGTTCTACTTCTTCGGTGTGCTCTTCCGTCAGGGGGTGTTTGAGCTGGAGGAGCGCAGCGCGGCGAGTGAAAGAGCATGGCAGGAGGCCGGGAAATGAGCATTGAAACATTAAGTGTCCTGATCGTCGGCGCTCTCGCGTTGGTGCTGGTTGCCGTGATCGTCTATCTCGACTTAATCACAGAGCGCGCCAATGAGATACGCGAGATTGCGCAGTCTTACGGCTGGGCGGAAATGGACAAGGTTCGCAAGCTTGACGGCAAGCGCTACGAACCGGCACCGGCCGCGATGGATGCTCAGTATTTCACCATGCCGGACGGGACTACCGTCCGCAGGAGGTAAACCATGAGCCAGATAGACGACGCGCCGGACATCCGTGAGGCGCTCTGCACCGGTTATCCGTCCGGTACACAGTGCGTGTGCCCCAAATGCGGCGAGGATATCGGCGATTACATCTACACCACCGACGACGGCGATATGTGCGGCGAGTGCTTTGCCGAGTATATGAAAGACTGCTTGGAGACTAACCCACAGCTCTTTGCCGAGGCGTTCGGTATTGCTTACCGGTACACGGGGTGACGACATGGCAAATCTGGTTTTCTTCGATCAGTCGCATACCTATGAGGTCGACGGTGAACCCGTCCCCAGCGTATCAGAAGTCACACGTTTCATGTCCCGCGAGATATACGGAGATATCACCCAATTCCAGCTCGACAACGCCGCAGAGCGCGGCACAGCCGTACATAAGGCGCTTGAAGTGCTCGACAAGTACAGTGAAGTTGAAGCCTCTGAGGATATCGTACCCTATATCAAAGCTTACCTTGCGTTCCGCAAAGACCATCCCACGGAGTGGAAGAAGATAGAGTACGCAGTCTGTCACCCGGACAAGCTATACGCCGGTACACTCGACCGGTACGGCACCGTCGACGGTATACCGACTCTGCTTGACTTCAAAACCACTTCCAACATTGACCCAGCACACCGGCATTTATATACCGCGGCGCAAAACCTGTACCGTCGTGCGCTGCCCGATGATATGCCGGTCGAGCAGATACTCATACTCCAGCTTAAAAAAGACGGTACGTACAAGCTGTTCAATCTGGATATAGACGACAAACTGGCCGACGCCTGCCTCGCCCTACATCTGGCATTGAAGAAGAAAAAACGTAAAAGAAAGGATAGTGCAAATGATAACAGCTAAAAACGGTGAAATTCGCGCTGAGGGTTCTGTACGTGAGCTCTTGACTGATACTGCCGGAATTGTCAGCGCGGTAAAATCGGCTCTTGTCAACGCCGGTACCCCCGAAATGGTCGCGTTCGATCTGCTGACGCGCACTGCGCTTGTAGGGTTTGGTGCAGAGGGCGAAGTAAAAGAGTTCTCCGCTGTGGGGGTAGCACCGTGGATGAAGTAAAAGAAGCTCCGCAGCAGGAGCAGGAATCCACCGCGCTCACAGCGCCCGCCGGGCAAGTGCCCACAATCTGGAACGACACAAAGATGATGTCGCAGGGGATCAAGATGGCAAAGATTCTTGCGACGTCAGACCTTGTTCCGGAGCAGACATACAAGAACAAACCGGCAAACTGCCTTATCGCTCTTGACCTTGCGAACCGCATGAGTTTCCCCCCACTGCTCGTTATGAAGCATCTGTACATAGTCAAGGGAAAGCCCGCATGGAGCGGTAAGTTCTGTATCAGCATCATAAATTCGTGCGGGCTGTTCTCTCCGTTGGAGTTCATCACCACGGAAAAGGGCTGCTATGCGCAGGCTACAAGGCTTTCGACCGGAAAACTCTGCGTCGGGCCCGAAGTCACATGGGATATGGTCAAGGCCGAGGGATGGCTTGACAAGTCCGGTTCAAAATGGAAAACCATGCCGGACGTGATGTTCAAGTACCGCGCAGCTTCGTTTTTTGCCGGTACGTTCTGCCCCGAAAAGCTTGAGGGCATACCCACTGTCGAGGAGATGCAGGACGTCAACGGCTACGAAGAAGTCCCCACCCCTGAAAAGGTCATTATCACACTGGAGGATTAAATCTTGGTCGAAATCAAAAAAGGCGAAACCTATACCGCCTCAATGGTGCGTAAAGGTGAGGGCACTAACGGCGCTTGGGAACTGCTCAAAATCAAGAATGGCCGCGACTATATGAACATCTGGCCGCAGGGCGGTCAGACCGGCATTGAGGAGGGCGGCACATTCAGGATCGTGGAAGTCGAATCCGTGAAGCTGTCAAAGCGCGAGTATCGCGGCGAATGGATTTCCGAGGTCAATGTGAACGCCAAAGTCGAGAAGTGCATGAACTATGAGGAATATACCGGCGACTACGGGGATGACCCCTTTGCCGGTATGGGTGTCAGCGACGAACTGCCGCTGTAAGAGCAGCTAAGGGGCTTCCCTCAAAGAAGCCCCGCCCCCACGCAGGAGGTCATTATGTCAGGTAAACCAAAGGCAGGGATATCTTACGCCGGATGGAATACCGACATCTTCGAGAACGACACAAAAATCGACGAGCTTATTGACGCTCAAGGATGGATAGGATTTTCCATTTACTTTTACCTGTGTCAACGAGCTTATGCGTCTGATGGCTATTTTTATCGGTGGAACTATGCCAATGCGGCCACTACGGCACGTAGAATGGGCGGTGGTATTAGAGCCGAGACTATCAAAGCGGTAGTCGCAACATGCTTACAAATTGGACTATTCGAAAGAAGTCTGTTTGATAGGGTTGGAGTGTTGACGAGTAAAGGCATTCAGCGCCGTTATATGGAGGCTATACAAAAGCGTTCATATAAGCGTGTCGATCATAATATCTGGCTCTTGAACGTTGAAGAAAGTAAGGGCTTGGATGTTTGTTCCCTAAATGGCGATTCTCTCCCCGAAGATGGCGATTTTCTCCCCGAGGATGACCCTAAAAGTAAATCAAATAAAAGTAAATTATATCAAAGTAAATCAAAGGAAACTACGCCCTACGCGGGCGGCGCTGATGATTTATTGCTAAAAAGAGAAATTGAGGAAGCTTATGAAGAGTGGCTCGATATGCTGAGAGACAAAGGCGCAGAGCCTCAAGCCGGTGACACGCTGGACGCAGTTCTGGAATATGCACGCAGCGCAGCTATCCCGGCAACTGTGGCGTCGGTACTTCGGCTTTATACCAGCCGCGGGCAGATGAATATAGGTTTCCTAAGTGCCAAAAGGAGATGACTTATTGACATACATAGGTATAGACCCCGGTGCAAAAGGCGGGCTTGCAGTGATCCGCGACGGCGGCATAACCGTTGCCCCCTATGAGAAGAGCCGGTACATAGAAATTCTGTCCCGCGTCCCGCCTGATTCGGTGTGCTGCCTTGAGCATGTTCACGCAATGCCCGGACAGGGCGTTACGAGCATGTTTAGCTTCGGGCAGACCTTTGGATGGGTGCAGGGAGTGCTTGAGGCAATGGGCATATCCTACGAGCTCGTACAGCCTCAGAAGTGGAAAAAGGAATTTTCCATTACCGGAGACAAAAACAGCTCGATCATGGTGTGCAAGCGGCTTTTCCCCGGAGTGTCGCTGCTGCCGACAGAAAGATGCAGAAAAGATAACGACGGCATGGCAGAGGCTCTGCTCATGGCCGAATACGCCAAAAGGCGACTTTGAAAAGGAGAAGAAAATGAACGAGAAGATAGTAACCAGTCAGGCGGGCTTGCTCGGCAAGATGATTGCAAAGCGTCTGAATCGTTGCAAGACAGCAGACCCGGAGACGGGCGAGATCGTATAACGCAGATGGACAAAGAAGAAACTGCAATGGAGCGGCTGCGGCTGGCGTCGGATATGTCGCTGCGCCTGTATCACCGTCCGCTGCTGCTGACTGACAGCGGCGGCAAGGATAGCGCCGTGATCTGCAAGCTTGCGGAGAACGCAGGGATTCCCTTTGATATCGCCCACTCTCACACGACCGCGGACGCGCCCGAGACTGTCTATCATGTCCGTAAACGCGCCCAGGAATACGAACTCAAAGGCGTTAGCTATACGATCCATTACCCCACGTATAAGGGCGAGCCTACAAGTATGTGGAAGCTCATACCAATTAAGCTTATGCCACCGACACGGTTAGCCCGTTACTGCTGCGCAGTACTCAAGGAGACAACAGGCCGCAACAGGTTCATGGCGACCGGTGTGCGCTGGGCGGAGAGCACAGCACGGAAGAATAATCGCAGCAGCCTTGAAATAATCCACGCAGATCGGAAGAAGTCCATGCTGCTGAACAACGATAACGATGAAGATAGGCGGCTCTTTGAGACATGCACGCTCAAGGGCAAGCGTGTCTGCAATCCTATCATCGACTGGCAGGAATCCGACGTGTGGGACTACCTCACAGATCAGCACGTCAAATGCAATCCGTTGTACTGCGAGGGCTGGCACCGCGTGGGCTGTGTCGGTTGCCCGATGGCGGCCAAGGCACGGTATAGAGAGTTTGCCCAATATCCCAAGTACAGACAGATGTACATCAATGCGTTTGACCGCATGCTCGCGGAGCGACAGCGCCGCGGAAAGATGGACGGCTCATGGAGTATGGGTACTACTGGCGTTGATGTATTCCACTGGTGGATGGAGGACGGCGTTCTGCCGGGGCAGTTCGAGATTGAGGAGGATGAACCGTGACCAACATTAACGCTGATGTGCTGGCGATCAACTCAGTGCGCGGCGATGAATACTTCACGCTTGAGAAAGACGTTCGCATTATCGCAGACAATCTCATCCCGGATCTGAATATCTGGTGTCCGTTCGATACAGAGGAGAGCCACTTTCCGCACGTGCTGCGGGAGTACGGCCACACCGTGACAGCAACGAGCAGTGACTTCTTCACAACGGAGCCGCCGCCCGGCTGCAATGCTGTTGTCAGCAACCCGCCGTTCAGCCGCAAGAAAGAAGTCCTCCGGCATCTGAAGGATTTGAATTTGCCGTTCGCGTTGATCTTGCCTTTCCTGTTCCTGAATGATGGCGTACCGCTTGACTATGGACACCAGATCATACTCTTCCGGAAGCGGGTGCACTTTATAATCCCGGAGATCGGAGAGCTCAACAAGCCCCGCACCAACTGCTTTGTGTTATCTAACGGAATACTCAAGAACGATTTTACGATAGTGAGGAAATGACAGACTATGAACGAAGCCAATGTTAACTATCTCCCGGATGTGGAGTTTCGAGGCCATATCAGCGATACGGACAACTGCGTTTGCTCCGGCTGTCACAAGACGGACTTCGTCCTTAAACTAATAGTACCGGAGACAAAATATCACGATGGTAAGCGCCTTTCAACGAAGTATCACGAATACTGGATCTGCGATGACTGCGTTGAAAAACTCGCGCGGTGTTACGGCGCAGTGGCAAAGGAAGTAAGGGAAAAAAGGAGAGCACTATATGACTGAATACATAGAGGTCACAAAAATATTGGAGTATCTCGACGTTATGATTAGTGCCCTATCCTATCCGCTTAGCGAGTTAGGAGAGGAAGCAAAAGCTTATATTGAGGGCTTCAAAGAAGCGCGGTCTGTCGTTGAGCGATTTCCCGCTGCTGATGTCGCGCCTGCGATACACGCGCACTGGGCTCAAACTTCCAAAGGGGTAATATACTGCTCCAATTGTGGCGCTGTATGCGGAATAGGGGCGCACATAGAGGAAGTAACGGAAGATCATTATTTTTGCTATTACTGCGGGGCGAAAATGGACGAGGAGGAAGGCAAAGATGAATGAATACGTAGAGCGGGACAAATTCCTTGAAGCCGTCGGAGAACGAAACCAGAATTCTTGCGATGGGAAATTGACTTACCAGCAGCTGAAAGAAATGGTTGAAAATTTTCCGACAGCTGATGTCGTGGAAGTAACCCGCTGCAAGGACTGCCGGCATCACTCCGCAGCCGCCGGGGTATGCAATCTGTATTTACACTTCTCGGTTGGGGTAACAGCTAACGATTATTGCAGCTTCGGAGAAAGGAGAACGGTATGAGCGAACTAACCTATATGGACTGTTGGAACTTCGTGGCACCGCTTATCCCGGTTACGGATGATCTGACAATGGAAATTTATGTGATGGTGTTCAACGCCTTGAAAAAGGCGGAGGAACACAGAAAGGATGACAACAGAAATGATAGCGTATGAATGTCGTTGGAATCAGGATGAAATCTGCACTAATGCAGACTGCCCCATGTGCTGTGATTTCTGCCCCGTGCCGGACACGCCGGACGTCTGCAAGCACGAGGACAGATACGAGTTAACGTACGCAGAGTAACGGGATAAAGGAGAAAGGAAAATAACATGAGACTTACGACAGATACTCCACAAGGTAATTTGGAACAGTCGCTGAATCTGTTCTATGCCAAAGACGGTGAAACGTGGGTGCGCGGATACGGGGAGCACGGCGCAGACATAACCCTACTTGATTTGACACGAAAGCTTATATGCCGATATATGGAACCAGACGAGATTCCGGAAACCATGTCTGATGAGGATGTTATGTTTGCAATGGTGGATTGGCTGTATGACGGAACCGATAGCATGGAGGGCGTGTTAGCACTTCTCTATCTTGCGGGGTGGGTATGCGCGGAGCTGCGCGAATGCCTCAAACGGTTCGAGGATAAGGAGAACGCCAATGCCTGACATATTGAAATCGCAGTGGAGAAGAGCTCGGAAGCGTCATGTATGCTCCTTCTGCAACCAGTACATAGAACTGGGGGAAAGGTACAAATATGACACCATCGTCTACGAAGGAAGCGTGTACGACTGGTTTTCACATGAGAAGTGCGACTTCCTCGCTAACGAACTTTGGGGATACGTTGATCCGGATGATGGCGGGATGTCGGCTGACGATTTTCAGGAGGCATGCCAGGATTTCTGCTTTCACTTTGTCTGTCCTAATTGTGAGCATTGGGACAGAGAAAATCGCGAGTGCACTGCAGATGACTGTTGCTGCACCGATAAAGCTTACGAGACGCTGAAAAAGTACGAACTTTATATGACTAGAGAAAGCGGTTTCATTGGTTGGAAACTTAGACCGAGAAAGGATGCCGAAGCTAATGGACAAACTTAGACCGTGCCCGTTTTGCGGCGGACAGGCAGATATAAGCATCGATCCTGACGCGGTCGTAGATACGGAAGGACGACACTGGGCGTACACTGTGGTATGCAATAAGTGCTGCGCAACATCCGGGCTTACATATCTTCCTGAAAAAGCAAGTAAAGCATGGAACAGGAGAACCGTCCATGAGTAAAAGCGGATTGCTCGCCCGGCAGAAGGCCGAACGCGAGCTATGGACGATCAAGGTAATCGCCTACACTGAGCAGCAGACGCTTGATGCGGTCTGCCTTGCGCTTGCTGAGGGCTTCGGTTTCGGCGAAGAACGGTTGAAGCGCTTCCACGACGCTTTTAACGCCAAGTACACGGAAATCCGAGAACTGGAAAAACGCGACACCAAAGACAACGAATATGCCATAGCCAAGCAAGAGGCCGCGCTTAAAGCGGCTTGCGGCAAATACTATTCACCGCGTGAGGTAAGATATGATATCAAAATCGTCACCAGAGACGGCAAACAACACAAGCTGTGAGGAGCTGTACATAGCGAATGAGAAGCTTGCAAGAAAATGTCTGCTCCGGTTCTTCCCAACGCTTGCTAACGACGAAGATGTTTTGCAGACGGCGCGAATGGCGCTATGGCGGGCTTGCCAAGACTTCAAGCCGGGGAAATGGCAGTTATCTACTCTCGCGTACACGTACATCCGGCGAGACATAATCAAGGAATGGCGCAACTCGAAGCGCACGAAAAGAGCGCAGGAAACGATCTCTCTCAGCACACCGATACACGACAAGTCCGGTAACGAGTATGAGCTTGAAGAAGTCCTGCCTGGGGCAAAAAACGTGGACTGGTGCGACAGCAAAGCTTGGTGGGATAGTCTGACCGACAGGCAGCGTGAAATCTTGCGGTATCGCTACGACGGCAAAACATACCGAGAGATAGCCGAGATATTAGGCTACTCCCACACGCTCATCGAGAACGAAGTACGCATAGCACATAAAGAAGCAAAAAGATATTTATGAGGTAAAACAAATGAAAATTGTAATCGACCCCGGCGCCTACCTGCCGGAACGTGCGCACGATCTTGACGCGGGATATGATCTGCGCTCACCTATAAGGGCTTATGTCCCGCCGTACAGCAGCGCCGTCATTGATACCGGCGTACATATCGAGATACCGGAGGGCTATGTCGGTATGCTCAAGAGCAAGTCCGGGCTGAACGTCAAGCACGACATAACCAGCGAGGGGGTTATAGACAGCGGTTACACGGGGAGCATCTGCGTCAAGCTCTATAACCACGGTCAGAACGCTTATGAAGTCAACAAGGGCGACAAGATCAGCCAGCTTGTGATTATGCCAATCTTCACCCCGGCGCTTGAGCTTGTAGAATGCCTTGACAGCACCGAACGCGGAGACGGCGGCTTTGGCTCGACTGGCCGCTGATAGGAGCACCGGCAAATGAGTACCCTTGTTGACGAGACAGGAAAAACGTATGGCCCGTATACGGTAATAGGCCGGGCGTGTCTCCCCCGCAGAAATGCGCACTGGAAGTGCCGGTGTGAATGCGGTCAAATAGATATCATCGCCGGGAATAATCTCCGTGCCGGGAAATATGCGATGTCATGCCCTCATAATGCTCAGGTCGATGCTCAGAGAATCAAGATGCAGATGATAGCCGAAGTGTGGCGCTCCCGCTATGTCAAGTATGGCTGTGCTGACTGCAAGGACAGGCCTAAGTGCGATGTCAAAAAGCCCTGTAAGTACGCTTCCGAGCTTGACGGATATCGAAACTACCGTGAATACCTTCAGGAGAACTAATATGACGAAATACGCATATCTCTGTTACAACTGCCGCGAGGCAATCAAAAACAACGTCGGCTTGAGGGAGCAGCAGAACCCAGCCCCGAATGACAAGCATAAATGCTCCGTCTGCGGGAAGTTCCTTTACACCGACTATTACCGGATAACATACAGGAAGGAGAATAATGGACTATAAGAAATTCCGTGCCGATACCGGCATAGCAGCAAAGGACATGATAAAGGCCGTCAAAGAGATTGCGCCCGGTTACTCCAAGGTGCATCAGAGCTTCGTTGAGAACCCTGACAAAAGCGGCTTGTGCCTGCTTCCGTCCCTCGACCGTATGTTGGTCGACCGCTTCGGCGGCACTGCTCCCCCGGTAAAGAAAAAGGCAGATAACCGCACTCTCAAGAACAAGCTTACGGTTCGTCTGCCGGATGATGTGTATGGAAAGTTCGCCCAAATCAGGGCACGTGAGGGCTGCACAACGCAGGAGCTTTTGCGAGACCTCATTGAAAATTGGCTGATAGCCACACAGGACATCTAAAGAAAACAGGCGGGTTTCCCCGCCTGTTTTTACTTTATAAGGCCAAGCGCACGGTAGTAATCATCCATCGAGGTTTTGTTGGACTTGGAATCGCTGTTTGAGCTATCGTCCCTTGCAGTCTGGTATTTTTCATCGGTCGTTTTCTTGTAGACGTTCCAGATTCTTGACGCTTGACTCGACGTATAACCGGCTTCTCGCAGCGCTTTTTTAACCTTTTTCTCGCCGCTATAGATTCCATAAGTGCCGCCCCAGCCGCCCGCGTCGGTGTTGACGACTTTTTCTATCTCAGTCCAATCGTCCCAAGATATGCCGGAGTCAATTGCGGAATCATAACGCTTAACGATTGATTTCCTCTTGCCGTCATCATCCGGCGGGAGCTGCGCTTCAAGCGCCTTGAGCTTTGCCGCATCGTCACCCTTAGTCTGACTGCCGATTGCCTCGGCGCTGACCCACTGCGATTCTTTGCCGACTTCTTTCTCATGCTCTTTGATGGCGCTGTGCGTATCGAACCAGTCTTTGGAGCCGATACCGCTGTCTTTAGCGTACAGCAGCTTGTCAACGTAAAGCCCGGTGGAATCCCGCAGTGCAGTCTGCGTATCGTCCTTGAGATGGCCGAAATTCTTGAGAACTTGGTCAATGGCGTCGAAATTCTCTTTGGTGTTGTCCTTTGCTCCGGAAAGGATTTCCTTTGAAGCGTAAAACTCTGGGACATCTTTGAGCTTTGCCACATCATCAAGCTTCCCGGTGTACGCTATGCCGTTAGAGGTCTTGACGCTTTTCAACGCCCGGTCGGCAGCGAGGGAATACAAATCGCTTATGACTCCGGCGCGCTGGATATCCGACATGATCTTATATTCGTCGCTCTCCATAAAGTCACTCACAAGCTCAAGTGACTTTTGCCCCCTGTCTATGCTGTACTGCTTGTACTCGTCCGGGGTCATGGACGTGCCCTTGACGTACTCCGTCGACCGCGCTGCCTTCTGCGGCAGAACATTGGGGAATCCGTCAACATTTTTCCCAGCCTTGTAAAGGCGCTCCAGCTCTGTATCAACATTTGTCGTCGTGTCAGTGCCGCTGTAAAATGGATTGATAAACGCATCGAATATCCTTTTGCCAGCTGATCCGTTGGACTGAGTTCTTCCCCAAGCGTCAACATAGTCCTGCTGATGGTAATCCACTCCGGGAATCTTGCCCATCGCTTTACCAAGCTTATACTGCACATTGCTCGGCAAAACGCTGTCCTTGTCGGAGTATACAGTCTGGCGGTTCTCTTCCCACGCCTGTTCAGCCTGACCTACAAGGGAGTTGTTTATACCCTGCGTGAGATAGCTCATCATTGCGTTGCCGAGCACTTTCCACACCATTGTGCCGTCATCGCCGTATGTAATCACGTCGGACAGTGCATCGTTTACGCCACTCAGCATGGACATGTCCATCAGAGGGTCATTTAGACAGCCGAGTATTTTGTATGCGCTTTCCCATGTCAGGCCGCCGCCGTCCAGAGCCTCATACAGCATAACGCCCATATACAGCGGCACGGAGTTCGGGGCGAGCTGAGACAACGATATCCACTTATCGCCGATTTTGACGGCGTAATCCTGCTTGCCCTGCATTTTCTGGAACGAGTCCAGCTCATCGTCATCCTCGCTGCCGCGTGCAAAACCTGCCTTTGCAAGTGCATACCCAGCAAAAGCCAACGTAGAACCGACTACATTCTTGGAAAGGCTGTTGATTACGTCGTTTGCATTTGCGTTCCCGCTCTTTGTCTGTATGCCCTTGTAGATGGTTTCTGCAATGCCCAGCGGGCTGTACTCTACTGCCCTGACTGCGACGTTTGCCGGGGTTTTTCTAAAGGGGATTATGCCCTCCGTGATAGGATTCCTGCCGATTTTGTTCACCGCTTTGGAGACAACATTATCGTCCCTGAACGTCGCTTCCTGCGCTTCCTTTATGGCGTAGGCTCTGCCCCGGTCAAGCTGCTCAGGCGTCGCATCTGCCATACTCTTGATTCCGTGCGCTTTCAGCCAGCCGCCGAGAGCGTCGGCATAGTTAGCTTTCAGGAAAATAACGTCTCCCGCGTCCATTGCCCAGTTAGTGGCCTTGCGGTAAGCTTCAAGCAGATTAGAGTTGAATATACGGCGCTTGTCCTGTATCTCCTTTGCCATCTTGGCATTGTCGTTATATTTGCCCTCGCCGCGGGCTATGTCTTTGATGCTCTCAAAGTCTGCCGCTGCTTCTGCCCTGAGCTGTTTCCCGACGTGGAAAGCAGCCGTGCGCTCTATTTTTTTGTCCTCTGCTCGGAAAAGGTTGGCTGTCACTTCCGCCGCTGCTTTGACGCGGTTCTTGGTCATCTGTGTTGCCATCATAAGCGTGTTGCCGCCAACGTTGCGAATCTGAGTCTTGAAGTTGCCCAGCATATTTACGTAGCGTATCGCGTTCCACTTCTCGCCGAACGTGCTCGGTATCTGGTCGGCTATATTCTGCTGAATCTTGGATAACGCCGCGTCGCGCTGCTCCTCGGTCTCGGCTTTGATATACTCGTCTGCAAGGTTTTCGTCAAGCTTGACCTCGTAATTGCTGTAAATATCCTCAGCAGAAATATTTTTGTAGTTGCTGCCTTCCTGCTTTTTCGCAATTGCTTTGCGCTGCCCCTTAGTGAGACTTTCGTTGATTGCCTTCACGTTCTTGGACATGAGGTAAAGCCGACCCTCCGGCGAGAGCTGCTGCACAATCTTTATCGCTTGCAGGGTTTCACCGGCGCGGTGAGCCATCTCAATAAAATCATTGGCAAGGTCAAGGTAGGCGCGCCCGCTTGCGTCACTGTTCGCGGCGTTGTTGAGCAGTATTGCGCCCTCTGCGACAAGGTCTTTGCTGCTCTTACCCGATATCACATTATCATGGAAATCCTTTACCGCCTGTTCCCAGCCGACATTAGCAATTTTCTTGGTAGCTCTGCTTACTTGTGCCTTATTCGTGTCGGGGATATAGTCAAAGCGCCCTTTCTTGATATACGGGTTAAGCTGCTCCTGACGCGCTTCGGGCGTGATATCAGCCTCCATAAGCGTTTCGACCGCCTGACTTGTCTTTGCCCGCGTCGACTTCGAGCCGAGATTGGTTTTTGCTCTCTGCTCAGAGCTGCCAGAATTTTCAGCCTGTCCGCTATTGACATTTTGCTCTGCGGTGGGTATACTATCAGTGAAAGATATATCTTCGACTGATGAGACATCGGAAGACAGGGAGCTTTGCTCCGGGCTTCCACCGTCCAAGGTCGGCGGAGTTCCTTTCGGCCCTTCGGTAATCCCGTCCGCGGCGGTAAACCCGATCTTTGTGTTGCCGGAAGGGACTTCGTTTATTCTTAGATAATTCCCCTCTGTGTCTACACATTCGTTCAGGTAAAACTTATTGCTTCCCGGAAACTGATTCACAACAGCGGCAACATAGGTTCTCTCTCCTGCAATTTCAACCGGAGCCGCAAAAATGACACTTCTGTAGCCGCGGCCTTTCCAGTTGTCTACATCGCTTATTATTTTCCCTTCCGCAATAACTTCGGGTACTGCCGATAGACTTACCATCTTGGCACGGTTAAGCGGCCTGTGGTTCAAAATTGCAGACTGGCCATATTTGCCGAGTTCTACATCACCGAATCCCGGCCTATCGACTGCGCCGCCAAGTTGGGCAAAAAAGTCCATGATCTGATCTGAGATTTTTTTAGTTTTGCTCTGCATTTCCTTGCCTGAGAGAGAAGCCACCGGTGCGTCGTTTTCCATGATGCTTATATTTCGCGCAAGTGTATTTGCCGCACCTTTCGCATTGGCGCCGAGTGCAGACGGCCCCTTGGATATTTCTATATCGTTAGAGTTTTCCGTCCCTGTCGGGGCGGCATTTTTTTGCGCATCGGTGGTCTGCGCCTCTACATTATTATTAACGGTAGAGTTTAACTCTTCAGGACGCGCCACAGCGTCGTTTAAGGGCGTGGGGGGTGTAGTTATATCCCCTGCGGTCTCTGCGGCGCTCTGAGGCTCTGACGCGGCTTTCTTGCCGGTCATAAGTTCAAAGGCTTTGTCAACCTCACCGCTCCGCAGCTTGGCGTTCTTCTTGGCATCTTCTCCGGTAGCTATGCTCACACCCGAACCGGCTATGCCGAGAGCTGCGCCAACGAGCCCGTCATACAGCCAGTCGGAAACCTGCTCCTCGCTGTAGTTCTCGCCGATGCTCTTGCCGTTGTAGATGGCGCGGAGAGTCGGGTCAACCGCGCTGGAAACAAACTCCTCTACGAACTCGCCACCGCCGCCGTTGATAATGGTGCGCAGCACGGTGCGCCCGATATCTGTCTTTGCAAGCTTGCCGACAAGCTTCTCAACGGCAGTGTCCGCAAAGCCTTTGCCATAGGCAAGGTCAAGCCCACCGAACATTTTCTCGGTGAGATATTCTTTAGCAGCGCTTGCTGCGCCGTAAGCACCGGCCTGAGCAAGGTTTCCACCGCCCGCCTCAGCCTGCTGAACGCCGCCGCCGAAAGACCGCCCCATCATCATTGCCATACCTGCCCCGGGCAGGGCGGCGTTTGCAGCCATATCTGCCGCAAGAGCAGGAACCTGAGACACTGCATCGAGAGCAAAGCGTCCCGCGTCGGAAGCGCCCCATTTTGAGCGTTCAATGTCTCTGCCGCCGGATTCGGAAAGCTCTGCTGACTTGTCGGCTATTGCCTGCTGCATCTGCATCGCCTTTTCGTCTTCCTCTTCGGTACTGACATGGTACAGAGCGGAAAGGTCTTCATTGCCGCTGGCTCTGAGTGCTTTGTCGACTGCGCTCTGCCCGCCTGTAGCGACGCGCCCGGTATAACCGAACAGACCGCCGAGAGAACCTGCGGCCTGCTTTGAGCCGCCCTTGATGGAACCCCACAGGCGTTCAAAAACATTCTGGTCAACATCCGGAAGTTCCACATTGTAGAACTCAAGCTGCTTGCGCAGCCTGTCCATTTCGGATTCTGCTGCTGCCTTTTCCTCGGTCGCGGCCTGCTGCTCAGAGCGGTACTTTTCAAGCGTGGTGGTGTAGTCCAGCCCCTCTTCCGGGCGGATGGACTGCGCCTTTTTACTTGCGTTTTTGTACTTGTTAGCTGCGTCGGCGTAAGCACTCTGAAGCTGGAATTTCTCGTCATCCGACAGGGCGGTTGACATTGTGGGGACATTCGGGTGCTTGTCAAGCCAAGCATCCCTAAGCCCACCGACGAGGCCACGTCCACGGCTGCTGGTGGAAGCACCGGACGTCCCCGAAGGCTGCGCGGTCTTCTGCTGCCAGCCCACGGGCTTTGTTCCGCCATGGAGGATATCGCTGTTTATGATCTCGTTTGCATTTTCAATGGCCTGCTTCTGCCGCTTCTCGTTATAGTAATCTTCAAGCGGGGAAGTGCGGCGGGAAGAAGCGCTTCCGCTTCCCCCGCCGCTTGAACCACTGCTGTTACCATTGCTGCCGCCTGCGGCGTTTTTGGCTAACCCTGCTTGAATAATTTCGTATGCTTCTCTTGCACCCATGCCATTCCTCCGTATTACGAAAACAGTGCGTTACGCGCGTCAGTATAGGTCTTATCATCAATGCTCCCGTTGTTGTGATATATCTCGTTAGCTATACCGGGGTATCGGCTC